TTTATTTTGAGCGAAAAATTTTATTCAAAAATATAATTTTCCAACATGATTAAAGAAAGTTTATTCTTTACCGGAGGATCCTTGATAACGGCCATATTTATTTTAGCCGTTCAGGAGACCCCGAAGATTCCGGATTGCGTGTGCTCTCTGAGCATGTTCGATACGACGGAAGTTATGTGGGAAATATGGCAACGCCACTCGGACATAATTTATATTATTGGACCGATTGTTGGCCTCGCGGTAATCTTTGCATTATGGTGCTTTATGCGCTGGTTTTTTCGAGGTACGAAAACCATTGTTAAGATTATTTGGCATAATTGCGTTGCTATTGGTCATGCTAGTGGTTCTCCGTTATATATACCAGAAAGGTATGTTGAAGGTAGCGAGTATGCTCCAAAAATCGAGCCGAAATTCCAAGTTGGTATATGGGTCAATAGAAAGAAAGATAAGAATTGGACCTTCATTGGGAATGGTTGGCGCCTGGGAAAGACTCTCATTACAGTTACCCATAATACTACTGAAGATGACACACTACGTATTCGCAGTGCTACGGGCTTTTTGGACTTGGAATCTGAGCGGTTTCGTGATCTGGGTTGTGACCTATCTGCAGCTGATATCGCTGACGGAGAGTGGTCTAAGTTACAGGTCACGTCTGCCAGGATTCCAAAGTTGGCTCTCACTCATCCTCAGGTTGTATATGTGGGCAGTTCAGGAATGGCATCTAGTGGCATGCTTAAGCCATACTTTGCTAATCCTCACCTTGTTTATGAGGGATCCACTAAACCCGGTTTTTCAGGCGCACCTTTGTATACAGGTAATATTGTATATGGCATGCATGTGGGTGCAGGCTCTAGCAATATGGCCTTGGATTCTAATTGGATCGCTGCCATTGCTTTTCGCAACGAGAGTTCCGAGGAGTTTATTCTCCAGGAGCTTTTTGCTAGACACAAACGTACAGGAAAGAACATTAAATTCCATGGTACTGCACCTGGTGAATCTTGGATCATGTATAATGGCAAATATCGCGTTTTTGATGACGAGGATATACCAGAATACATACGGAATGTGTTGGAATATGCTTCTCCGTCAACTGAATATAATGATGAGAGGGAGCAGGACGACGCATTTCATGATAGACCAGGAGGATCCGGATACAGACCAAGATTTACGTTTGATGATACAGCCAGTCAGCGAATAGATATCCAGGTGGAAGAGCCTACACGTGTAGAGCCAGTGCAACAGGTATACATTCCAGAAGCTCCATATCAAACTGAACAGAACCATTTAAACTTGAGGACGGCCTCTGCCATTGCGGAGGCCAGACAGTTGAGGCAGGGCGCTCCTGTTCCGCCACCAAGGAGTGTGGCGGGACCAGTATCTTTGAGTTTGCAGAGGCAGACGGTTCGTACGGGTGGCCAACAATCGATTCCTGCAGTGCCAAGCGTAGTTTCGCACGGCATTTGCGAATCGCAGCAGGGTCGAGAGTTGATATCCCGTGGAGCCAGGCGCAAACGCTCGAAGAAGCAGAAACCAGCGTTGTCGCAAGACTTAGTTGTCTAAAGCATTATCCGCAATATGCAGATAATGCTGAAGACAACCTCAATTGGTTGTTTTTGGCGGCGGTTTTGGATGTTGACATGAACTCGGTACCTGGGGTGTGCTCATTGAGTAGACTCGGAACGACGAACGCGCAAGTTTTTGGAATGGATGCAGAAGGAAGATTTGATAAAAGCAGGTTGGACCTGGTTTATACAGCTGTGAAAGATCGATATCTCGCAGTGACACAAGGGAAAACTGAAAGTGATCCGTTGAAGGTTTTCGTTAAGCAGGAGCCACATAAAGTGGAGAAGCTGAAAGATGACCGTTTACGTTTGATTATGTCGGTTTCTCTGGTCGATGCTCTTGTTGATAGGATATTGTTTATGCGGTTAGCGAATCAAGTGATCAAGAAACACACGCTGACGAATATCCTAATAGGGTGGTCACCGTTGGGTGGGGGATATAGGCTCATAGATGCTTTATTCCCTGGTGAGACCATCTCTATAGACAAGAAGGCGTGGGATTGGTCTGTGCCATACTGGTTGTTGGAAGCAGTTAAGGGAGTCATTAAGAGACTCGCTGTAGATGCTCCCCAATGGTGGCATGACGCTGTTGATACCAGGTTTAGCTGCTTGTTCGGTGATCCAGAGTTTGTGTTCCCAGATGGCACTAGAGGCAGACAAGAACAGCCAGGAATCATGAAGTCGGGTTGTTATCTTACTATTTTAATAAATAGTATAGCGCAACTCGTACTGCATGAAATGGCCAAAGTTTCTCTAGGGTTAGGCGACGAAGTTGAACCAGTAGTTGTGCTTGGAGATGATTCGCTGCAACGGAAATTTGACCGTTGGCAGGAATACGTCGATTACATAACTGCTTTAGGCTTTCGTTGTGAGGTAGAACACCACTCTGATGAACCTGAATTTGCCGGTTTTAGATATAGAGACAAGTTCAAACCGGCTTACTTCCAAAAGCATCTTTTCAATCTTGCGCATTTGACGACCGATAGGGAAGTTGCGCAGCAGACTTTGCAAAATTATCAGCTGCTATACTACTTTGATGAGCCAATGCGGAGAGTTATAACGGACATGATTAGGATTTTGAATATGCCCGAAGCTGCGGCAGATGAACTACGCCTTAGGGCGTTAGCCATGGGATAGTTTGTTTGTTGTAGTTAGGGAGGAGAAGACGTACTGTGTGGAGAGGGAAAT